CCACACGATTCCTTGAATGGGCCGCTAATGAAGGATTTCTCCTTGTTCACTTTTAATCCAAGGTGGGCCAAGAAGTCGATTACCCTTTGGGCAATCGGTTTCCGTACGATGATATCATCACCGTATACGGAGAACTGCCCCACAGATGCCTGTGGGGTCTTCCAGGGACCTACGGCGTAACACGCCGCAGAGAACAAAATGGTCTGAACCGAAAAGGTCGTACCATTTCCCATACCCGCGTACATTTCGTACGGTCGCGTTTCGCCTCCCATTTCGGGACACTCGCGATAATCTGTACTCCTCACGGAAAACAGAAGGGTAGACCATTCATTCGGGAAAGCCCACCGCACGAGTTGTTTAGCAACTCGGTTGGAGGCCGAACTTAGGTCGATGGTGCAAAAAGCATCGTTTGACGAATGAAAAAGCGATCCCAGACGCGCGAGACGTCTGTTCACACCCTGATCCAGCAAGTCGATTCCTACCCTCTCAAGCAGGAGCCGTTTCAACTCGGAGTCAATCCCGAGCTGGATCATACCACTTTGCGTCGGCTGTGCGCCGATAGATCGCATCATGGTTGCTTTCTTGTGAACGAACATGAGGGAATCGTAAGTCACCGCAGATTTCCTCAGGATCTGCGTAGCCTCGCGGATAAAAGCCTCCTTATAGCTTACGCTATTCGGATCGAACTGGGATTGAAACCCAATTAGCTCATGCGCTGCCCGATCACGGTACAGTGCTTCCGCACAGAGGTCAACGGAGGTCGGGACGCAATCCCACGAGTGGAGCTTCGCGAAGTAGTGAGTGGCGTTGCCTCTCACGTCTACGCTAGCCCCAGGCCCGTACTTAGACCTTCCGATAATTCCATCGATGTCAGGGTAAGCCCCCACGACAAAACCGATGTAGTCGCGAAAACGAGCAAATTCCTTCTCCCACTCGTGGTTCTCACCACGAGCAAGAGAGTTGGACCATTCGAGAACGCGCAGGTTTGTAACCGCGCATTCCTCTTCGCATGTGCGAAAGTCCTCGATAGCGGCCGTTAGGGCTTCACCGGGGTCAATGGACAACTTCGAAACTGCCGCTTTGGCTTGGGCGGAAACCCAAGCTGTATACGGGGATACAACAGTCATCCCCTCACTCTTTTTCACGATGGAACGGTAGGCCTCCTTGAGGCGGCCTGCCCGTAACAACTCTACTTCGACAGTAAAGTTGCATACATCGTTAGCGACGATAGAGAGTTCCTCCAAGATGATGGCTGATACCAGATGAGCCGGTACCAGCGTCCGCTTCACAGCGGGAATCACCTTTTTTACCGCGTGTTTGCGGTTTGGCGTAACCACGGGCGTCTCGCGACGCTTCGCCGGTACCCCCTGACGAGGACGCTCCGGAGAGCGTGAAGGTTGAACCTTCGACCGATCCGACGATCCACGAGCACGAGGCTCTTGGACGGGCTCAGGCTTGCGAGGCCGTTGCGCATTCGGATTGTTGCGTGCACCCGTATTAGGGCGCTGCCCTGCGGTTTTCGTAGGGACTTGCGCAGCCTTCTTGAAGGTCTGCTGATTGGTTTTTGCCATCGTTTTCTCTTAGAAAGATCGAGGAGGAAAGGAGTAGTGGGAACAGAATTATCCA